ACGGCAGCATGTGCCTCACGTTGAAGAACGGCAGCACGATACAGCCGGGCGGCACCACCGACAGCGGTGGCCACGGCTTCCAGGGCGACTCCCTGACCTTGGACGAGTGCTGGGCGTTGCCCGCAGACAAGGCCAAAGCGATCCTAGACGGCTTCCTCCCAACCACCACCACAAGGTTGAAGCTCACCGGCGTGCGGCCACGGCTCACGTTCTGCTCTACCGAAGGCACGGCCGAGTCCACGTTTTTCAACCCGAAGCTGGACGAACTGCGCGCCATGATGGACGCGGGCGAACCCATGGGCCGCACCTGTTTCTTCGACTTCGGCATCCCCTTCGGCTCCGACCCGGAGGACTTGGACAACATCTGGGCGCATCATCCCGGAGCCGGCCACCTCTTCGACTACGACCAACTGGCCGACTTCCGCCGCCAGTTCAGCCAGGACGCGGCGGGCTGGGCCCGAGCCTTCGGAAACATCCGGGACTCCGGCATCATCGATCGCGCCATAGATCCGCAACTGTGGCAGGACACCACCGCGCAGGCGATGGACCCGGCAGACGCCACCGGCCGCCTGTGCTTCGGCGTGGCCGTGGCCATGGGCGGCGTCGGCACCGCCATAGTCGCGTGCATCGAAACCGGCACCGTGCCGCTCTTGCAGGTCGTGGACGTGCTGCCCGGCACCGGAACCGCGCCCGAACGCCTGCGCGAATTGCAGGAACGCTACCACGCGCCCATCTGCATCGACCTGCGCGGACCCTCCGCCGCATTGGCCGACCGGCTCCGTCTGAGCTTGGACGAGTGGGGCATCCCACGCTACGAGCTCGTGGACATGAAGGCGGCGGACGCGGTGACCGCTCCGCAGGCGTTCATGAGCGCGTTGGACCAGCACGCCGTCAACCACGCGCCGGACTCCGACCTCGACCACGACGCGGGACTGGCGGGCAAGCGCATGAGCGGCGACGCATGGCTCTGGAACCGCGCGGCCGGCGTGAACGCCCCGACCATCGAGGCCGCGACCCTCGCGTTCTGGGGTCTCACCCACATGCCCGACGACACCCCGCCCGCCGTGTACTGATGGCCGCCAATGTCCGATATGGCCGCTCTGGGCCGATTTTTTTTGGCACGTCGAAACCACGGGCGGCATCATGTCCGGCATGAGCATACGAGAGATGGTGGCGAACATGTGGGGCGCGGTGAAGCGCAGCGCCAGCCGCGTGTCAAGCGTGGCGACCGCGCCGTTCCGCAGGCCAGTGGGACGCGACCCGCTGAACATGTCGGTCGTGTTCCGTGGCGTGCAGATTCTGCAAACCGCCGTTAGCGGTCTGCCCGTGCGCCAGTTGCGCCGGGGAATGGCCGTGGAGCCCACGCGGATCGTGGAACGGCCCGACCCCGACACATGGCGCGCCGACTTCATCAGCGAAACCGTCATGGGCCTCGCGCTGAACGGCAACGCCTTCTGGCTGAGACTCAAGGGCGTGGACGGCTCCACCATCGGACTGCGCAACCTCCCGCCCGCGCTGGTGAGCGTGAGCGACGCGCGCGGCGACATCGCCAACCCAGACAAGCGCTACGGATACATGGGCCGCGAATACACGGCCGCCGACATCATCCATCTCAGATTCTTAAAGGTTCCGGGCCGTCTTCGCGGCATGGGCCCCATCGAGGCGGCACGCGAGGAAATCGAGGGAGCCATCGACGCGCGCGACTACAAGTCCCGCTACTTTTCCGAGGGCACGCACCCGACCGGCATCATCAGCACCCCCAAGCCATTGAGCGACGAGGTGGCCGAGAAGGTCAAGGAAGGGTTCAAACGCAACGTAGACGACGTGAAGGTGCTCACCGGAGACCTGAAATACACCCAGCTCGCATTGAGCCCGAAGGACATGCAGTTCTTGGAGACGCAGCAGTTCGACACCACGCAGATAGCCCGACTCTTGGGCATCCCCGCGTCGCTCATGCTCGCCGCCGTGGAGGGCTCGAACCTCACCTACTCGAACATCGAGCAGGAATGGATACAGTTCGCCGACTTCACTTTGGAGGCCTACGCGCAGCCCATCGAACTCGCGTTGGGCGAGGTGCTGCCACGCGGCACCACCGTGGAGCTCGACTGGGACAGCATGCGCCGGTCGGACACCAAGACCAAGGCCGAAACCTACCAGATCCTCATAGCGTGCGGCGTGCTCACCGTTGACGAGGCACGCGGCATGGAGGGACGCCCGCCGCTTCCGGCATCACAGACCCCGGCACCATCGACCGACTTGGAGGCACAGGAATGACACAGCACAGGGAAATCGCCTACCGGGGGCTCCGCCTCCGCAAGGCCACGGAAGGCGACGGACGCACCATCGAGGGCGTGGCCGTGCCCTTCGGAGACATCTACAACGACCCGTGGGAGGGCGCGGAGACGTTCGACCGTGACACCGTTTTCGACAACTCCGACACCGCCAAGCTCTGCTACCAGCACAACGAGCTGATCGGGGCCATCACCTCGGCAGAGAACCGCGACGACGGCCTCCACATCACCGCCAGAATCGCCGACACTCAACTGGGCCGCGACGCCGTAGCCCTGATGGACGAAGGCGCTTTGGACTCCCTCAGCGTCGGCTTCGTCCCCTTGGAGGACGAACGCGACGAGAACAACGTGACCCACCGCCGCCGCGTCCGACTCATGGAGGTGAGCCTCGTGAGCTGGCCCGCCTACCAGAACGCCAAGGTCGAAAGCCACCGCAACCTCGACACCACCAACACCAACCGGGAAAGGAACCACATGGAAAACGAAACCCTCGAAAAAGTGCGCGCGGAACAGGCCGAACAGGCCGACACCCTGCGCAGCATCCAGGCAAGCCTCGCCACCATGACCAACCGTGGCAGCTCGAACCCCGCCGCCACCTACCGTTCCTACGGCCACCTGCTCAAGCAGCTCGCCAAGGGCGACGAACAGGCCCGCAACGACTACGAGCAGATCAGCAAGCGCGACTACACGGGCGGCGTCCTCGCCGACACCAACCCGCAGCCGGTATGGATCAGCAACACCCTGCGCATCCTCGAACAGCGCCGACGCATCACCAACCTCGTGAGCCACGCCGCCCTCCCGTCCGAAGGCGAGACGCTGAGCTACCCCATCGTCACCGAGGACACCACGCAGGTCGGCACCCAGGCCAAGGAAGGCGACTACCTGCCCTACGGCGAAATCAAGATCGGAGCACGCACCGCGACCATCGAAACCTACGGCGGCTACACGTCCCTCTCTCGACAGGCCATCGAACGCGCCAGCATCCCCTACCTCGACAAGACGCTGGAGGCGCTGGTCAAGGCCTACGCCAAGAACACCGAGGCAGCCACCCGCATCGCCCTCTACGGGGCCATCGGCGACGTGGACGACTCCAACAAGATCGACGCGGGCAAGACGCTGGCGGCCATGACCCCCAACGACTGGCTGGACATCATCATCGACGCACGCCTTGAAGTGGAGGACCGAAACACCTCGCTCGACTTCCTCGGCGTGTCCGGCGACGTGTTCAAGGCCATCGCCCACCTGAGCGACGACGGCGACCGGTTCATGGACATCAGCGGCGGCGGCATCGACCGCCTCGGCACCATCGACACCACCGACATCACCGGCTCGCTGCTGCGCGTGCCCGTGGTGCTCATGCCCGGAGCCGACACGGGCACCGCCGCGTTCCTCGACAAGAGCGCCGTCACCGTGTGGGAGAACGGCAACAGCCCGTTCCAGCTCCAGGACGACAACGTGCTCAACCTCACCAAGGACTTCAGCGTGTACGGCTACGCCGCCTTCGGCGTGACCCTGCCCGAAGGCATCCTGCCCATCAAGTTCGCCGCCGCATCCGACTGACCGAAAGGAACACAACCATGGCATCATGGAACACCCCATTGCCCAACATCCCCGAAACCGACTACGGCCCCGCGTTCGAGCCGACGATCATCGCGGCCATCAAGGAACTGCGCGCCGCCATCGACGGCCAGACCACGCCGGCCGCCCCGACCGTTGACGCGCTCGGCGGAGCCACCGACATCGGCAAGAACATCCTGAAGGCACGCGACGCGGCTGCCGTGCGCACGCTGCTGAACGTCGCGGAGAAACCGGCCGCCTGATGGCAGACGACCCGCTACTGGACGAACTCGCAAGGCAGGCCGGAACGCTCGACACCGACGACCGGCCCGCCCTCGCCGCAAGACTCAGCGCGGCCCGCGCCTACCTCAGCCCGCACGTGGACGGCCACGGCATCCCGAAGGACGTGGTGGACGACTGCACGCTGTCGGTGGCCTTGGACCTCTGGCAGGCCAAGGACGCAAGAAACGGCATCGTCGGCATCACGGACGGCGTGGAACCGTTCCGCATCCCCACCGACCCACTCAGGACCGCATGGCCCAAACTCAGGGCGGCGGGCATCCCCGCAGGACTGGGCATCGCATGAGCCGCACCGAAGAACTCGCCGAACAGCTCGCCGAACGGATCACGGACGCAGGCCACGGCCTCATCCTCCAGGTCACCACCGACCCGACGCTGGTCAAACCATCGCCCGGCAAGGTCAGCGTGGTCATCATGCCGCCCGACCTCGCATGGAACGGCTGGGACGCTCTGGAGCCAGACGTGACGTTCAAACTGCTGGCCGTCGCAGGCACGCCGAACACCAACGCGCGCGGCTACGACCTGATCCACCAGGCCATGGACATCCTGCACCTCGCCGACGTGAACATGGCCACGGCCACGCCGGTCGGCTTCGACCTCGCGGGAGCCGGAACGCTCGCCGCCTACGAAATCACACTCAACCCCATGTAATCGAAAGGAACACAACCATGGCAGCGGTACGAACATTGGGACCCGGACGCCTCACCATCACCGACACCGGGGACGGCCGCGACTTCAGCGCCAACGTCACCAAGGTGCAACTGGTCGCGTCGAACAACACAGACGACCCCATCAACTTCCTCGACGGCTCGCAGGACACCAGCACCAGCACCGACTGGACGCTGGAGGGCACCATCGTGGACGACTTCGACACCGACAACCTCAGCGCGTGGTGCTTCGACCATTCCGGCGAGACCATGCTGTTCGAGTGGGTGCCGAACAACAAGGGCAAGATCAAGTGGACCGGCAAGGTCAACGTGAGCGCCGTGAGCATCGGCGGCGACGTGAAAAACAAGAACACGAACGACTTCAGCTTCCCCGCCACCGAAATCGCCCACGCGGCGCTGTCCACGCCCGCATCCGGCGGCGGCAACTGATGGCCGACAAAGCGGCCTACGTCGTCGGACAGAAACGCTTCGTGTCCACCATGCGCAAGGCAGGCGCGGACATGAAGGAATTGAAGGAAGTCAACAGGCAGGCCGCGAACATCGCATTGCCGGCCGTCCGCTCGCTCGCGCCACGCGGCAAGACCGGACGGCTGGCCTCTTCCGTCCGCGCGGGAGCCACGCAGAAGGCCGGCGTCATCCGCGCCGGACGCAAAAGCGTGCCCTACGCGGGCGTCATCAACTACGGCTGGCCCGCCAGACGCATCAAACCCCGCCTGTTCGTCAACAACGGCGTGGCCTCCACCGAGGGCGCATGGCAGCGCCTCTACAAGCAATTCATCGACAGGACCATGAGCCAGGTCAAGGGAGCATAACCATGCAGAAATTCACAGTCACCTACACGGACGGCCACACCGAGGAGATCCGCCCGACCATGCGCGCGCTCTGCCAGGCGGAGGAATACGCGCAGGCCCACAAATGGGCGGACGGCAACGCCAGCATCATCCGCAAAAGCAACTACATCGTCTTCGCCGCCACGCGATTCTGCGGCCGGACCACGCTCGACTTCGACGCATGGCTGGACACCGTGGCCGACATCAGCAACGCGCAGGAAGCCGAGGACCCCGCAAACCCTACGGCCTGAGCCCGTGGCCCGACGACTCGCTGGGCCGTCTCTCGTGCCTGCTGGCCCGCTACTTCGGCGGCACCCCGTGGGAATGGAGACGGAAGGCCACCGAGGCGGACTGGGCCACGGCTCTGGAGATCCTGCAAACCGAAGCCGAGCAAATGAGGGAGGCGACCCATGGCGCATAGCGCGATCATGTCGGTGAGAATCACCGGCAACAGCGACGACGCGGTGAAGGCGTTCCAGAAGGCCACCAGCAAGGCCGCCGCGTTCGGCTCGTTCATGGGCGGCGCGGCGCTGAAAGGCGTGACCGCCCTGTGGAACAAGCTCAGCGGCTTGGGCTCCGCCGTCATGGACATGAGCGACAGCACCGACAAGTTCGTGCAGACCATGAACTTCGCCGGCATCGACACGTCCAACGTGCAGAAGGCCTCGCAGGCGGCACGCGACTACGCCGACCGCACCGTGTACGACCTCGGCACCATCCAGAACACCACCGCCCAGCTCGCGGCCAACGGCATCGGCGACTACACCGGCCTGACCGAAGCGGCCGGCAACCTGAACGCCGTGGCGGGCGGCAACGCCGACACGTTCAAGAGCGTGGCCATGATGCTCACCCAAACCGCAGGCGCGGGAAAGCTGACCACCGAGAACTGGAACCAGTTGGCCGACGCCATCCCCGGCGCGTCCGGCAAGCTCCAGGAAGCCATGCTCAAGAACGGCGCGTACACGGGTAATTTCAGGGACGCGATGGAGAAAGGCGAGATCAGCGCCGACGAGTTCAACCAGGCGATCATGCAATTGGGCATGAGCGACGTGGCCAAGGAAGCCGCAAGCAGCACCAAGACCATGGAAGGCGCTTTGGGCAACTTGGAGGCCGCAATCACCGGCGGGCTGACGGACGCGTTCAACCTCATCAAACCGGCCGTGACGGGCGCGTTGACCGAAGCCGGAAACCAGATAAGCCAGTTCAGCCAGACCGCCACCGACGGCTTGCAACAGTTCATCCAAGGCATAAGCGACACCGGAGCGTTCCAAGCGCTCTCCAACATGGTGTCAAGCATCGGCAACGCGCTATCCGCGTTGGGCGGCGCGTTCGCCAGCATCGCCACGACGATAGCGCCCGGTTTGCAAGGCCTATCCGACGCCGGCAGCATCGGCACCACGGTGGGTGATGCATTTAACGGCGCGGCCGGCATCATCCAGGCGCTGGCGGGCAAGCTCACCCAGTTCGGCGATTGGGTGAACGCCAACGCGGAACCCATCAGCGGCGCTCTAATAGCCATCGGCGGAGGTTTCGCAGCGTTCAAGGTGGCAAGCGTCATCAGCGCCGTGGTATCCGCGTTGCAGGGCTTCAGCCTGGCGTCCACCGCCGCGTCAATCGGACAATGGGCGTTGAACGCGGCCATGAACGCCAACCCCGTGATGATACTGGTCACCGCCATCGGCGCGCTTGTGGCGGCGTTGGCGTGGTTCTTCACCCAGACCAACATGGGCCGGCAGATATGGGCGCAGTTCACCGCGTTCATGGGCCAGTGCGTCAACAACATCATCGCCTTCTTCCAGCAGCTCCCCGGCAGGATAGCCGCGTTCTTCAGCAACGCCGCGCAGGGAGCCACCAACGCGTTCAACGGCGTGGTGACATGGTTCAGCGGTCTACCCGGCCGCATCCTGTCCGCCATCGGCAACGTGTCCGGCCTGCTCGTGAACGCCGGAAAAAGCATCATCGACGGCTTCCTCAACGGCCTGAAAAGCGCATGGGACGGCGTGACCGGCTTCGTGGGAGGCATCGCCGACTGGATCAGCTCGCACAAGGGCCCCATCAGCTACGACCGCCGCCTGCTCATCCCCCACGGCAACGCCATCATGGACGGCTTCGCCCAAGGCATCCGCACAGGCTTCGACGGAAAGGTGCGCAGCGCGATAGCGGGCGTCAACGCCACGCTGGCCTCCACGCCCATGAACGCCACCGTCAACGCCACCCGTGGCGCGGCGGCGGGCCAGACCGTCGTCAACAACTACGAGGTCCACATCGACGGGCTCGTGACCGACCCGGACGGCACCGCCAAGGCCATCGAGAAACTGCTGAACGGCTACGCGAAACGGAGGGGCCGCGCATGAGGCAACCCGTCATGTACATAGACACCGGCGGCGGCTACGTCAACGTCACCGGCCACGCGGGAGCCACGGCCGGACTCGCCGGCTTCACCATCGAGTGGGGCACCGACAAGCTGGACGAACAGCCCGACCCCAACGTGCTGCACTTCCAGCTCATGGACCGCACCGGCGACCTCGCGGGCAACGCCACCCGCATCGCCGGCATGCCCGTGCTGATCCAACTGTCACGCATGCCACTGTGGCAGGACCTCAACCGCAGCACGCCATGGGTTGAAACGCCACCGGCACTGACATGGGCCGACTTCCACCAGCTTCACACGCCCGACCCGACCGAGCCGCCCGACCCCACGGCGCTCACCCTGTTCATGGGCAACATCACCACGGGCGGCACCATCACCCAGCGCGGCAACGGCACCTACCTGCTCGACCTGTACGCCAACAGCCTCACCGTGCGACTGAAACGCACCACGCAGCAGGGACCCACCGACCCGGCATTGCCCGACCTGCACTGGACCGGCGACGCGCGCGCACGCGTGGACGAAATCGGCCGCAGGATCAACGGGCTCGGCTGCCCGCCGCTCGACCCCGACAGCATCGACTACCTCAAGCAGTACGCGCCCTACCCCGCGCCATACGACCTCGACAGCATGCCAGACCTGTCCACCGTGCTCCACAAGCTCGCCGCCCCGTTACCAGACGTGGCCCTGTGGTACGAGACCCACCAGCACGGCTCGGAACACCTCGCGGCACGCTACGCGGGCGACAAGGCAAGCATCACCCTGCACGGCGACGGCACCCTGAGCGTGGAGGGCGCGGGCATGGAGCAGAAGGCACTCTACGCCTCGGACATCCGCATCAACGAAACCGACATGACGTTGCCCGACCCCGTGGCGCAGGTCACGTTGAAGACCCGCAAGGCCAAATGGGACGACAACGACCAGAAGGTGACATTCGAGGACGCGGAGGCGACCGTCACCGACCGAGGCCGTTTGCCCCAGAATCTCACCGAGACCATCGAGGCCGTAACGTTCGAGACCGACGCGGTGAGCGTGGACGAAAGCGGCGGACACTGGCCCGGCACCGTCTGGCAGCCAAGCGACGCGCAGCGCGACCAGTGGGCCGACTGGCTCGCCACGCAGACCCTCAAGCCGATACCCGAAGCGCCGACCATCTCCAGCAGGGACATCGACCTCGACCTGTACGAGCACACGTTGCAGCCGAGCGCGATCCTGCTGGCCTTCGCCTCCACCAGATACACGAAGCTCTTGGACGCGAACGGCTCGCCGGTCACGGCAGGCGCATGGCTCGCCATCGGCGGCACCCTCTCGTTCGCATGGGACGGCGACGAGCCGGACCTCAGCAACGAGCTGACCATCACCCCATTGCCCATGATCCCCAGCGAACTGAGCACATGGGCCGACCTCGACCCCATCGGTCTCCCGTGGACGGCCACGGTGTTCACATGGGGCGAATTCGGGCAGATCACATATTTCGAACAATAGGAAGGAAAACCATGGCAGACACCACACGGGCGGAGTTCAACCCGGCAGACATGCCCACCACGCCACGCCATCACATCAAATACCCCGGAGCCAACGACCTCGTGCGCTTCGCGTCCCAGCAGTTCCAGGCCATGGCCGAGTCGATCGACGACAACATCGACCAACTGCCCGCAGAAATCACCGACGAACTGAACACGGCCACCGCGAACGCCAAGAAATGGCGAGACGAGGCCGAAGGGTTCGCGTCCAGCGCAGGAAACATCCAGGACTCGGGCGTGGCCGCGCTTATCCGCAGGGCCGGCAGCGACACACGCGGCGCTCTCTACGGCGCATCGGCCCTGTTCATCGGCGACAGCTACACGCAGGGCTTCAGGGCAAGCAGCAACGCGGCGCGATGGAGCACGCTCGTGGCCCAGCACTTCGGTTGGAGCGAGGACAACCGCGCCGTGGGCGGCAGCGGGTACAGCATCGGAGGGGAAGGCAACAAGACGTTCCTCCAGCAGTTGCAGGAAGCCAAGGCCGCCAACGCCACCCCGGACGTCATCATCATCGCCGGCGGCCGCAACGACGGCAACACCACCGTCACCAATAAGGCGGCCGAGACGTTCGACTACGCGCATACGAACTGGCCCACCGCCAGAATCGTGTGCATCCCCGCCCTATGGGCCGACTACCGGCCGATCAGCGTGGACGCGCAATACAGGGCCGAAGACATCCGCACCGCGGCCCGAGACAAGGGAGTGGAGGTCATCTGGGACAGTTGGCAGTGGCTCTACAACCTCACCGGCCAGATCCATGACCTAGGTGACGGCAACCTCGACATGCATCCCAACGACCAAGGCTATGCGACAGTCGCCAAGTGGGTCATCCAAGGACTGGAGGGCGGGCCGACCACCATCAACATGCCACGCACCCAACTTGGCACCTACAACACGTCGAACCCCGGCACCCTCTGCGTGAGCATCGAGAACGGCATGGTCAACGTGTACGGCGACATGGGCGCGAACGTTAACGTGTATGCAGGGTGGACCTTCGCCCGACTGCCCGAACAGGCCCGCCCCGCCATCAGAAGGTTCGTGCATGGCTGGACCGCATCGGGCGGCACCCAGGCGCTCATAGAGATAAAGACGGACGGCACGCTGACAATCAACAACATCTACGGCACGGCCGGCAGAAACGTGGGCGTGACCCCCATCAGCTACCCCGTAGGCAGATAACCAACAAGGAAAGGAAAACACATGCAGCAAACGGAGATCACGGCCCTCGCCGTCGTCGGTATCCTCATCATCCTCGATTACATCACGGGACTCGTCAAGGCAGCCATGCAGCACGACATCAGCAGCACGAAGATGAGGGAAGGCCTCTACCACAAGGGCGCGTTCGTGCTGATCATGGTCCTCGCCGAGATCCTGGAACACGCGCAGCGGGTCATCGACCTCGGGTACACGCTGCCCATCGTCATCCCCGCAGCCGTGTACGTCATCCTGACCGAGACGACCAGCATCCTGGAGAACCTGGGCGGAATCAACCCCGAACTCAAGGCCTCCAAATTGCTCCAGCTGTTCCGCACACAGGAAGAGGGCAAAGACCAGTGAGCGTCATACGCGAGGACATCGTCAATCAAGGCCACGGGCCACTGTCCCCGTCCTATTTCTGCGTGCACAGCACCGCAAACCCGGGAGCCACCGCACGCAACCACCGCGACCTATGGGCCCGCGACTACATCTATGCCGTGCACCTTGTGAGCGACTGGGCCGAGGCGATCCACACCGTGCCCTACGACCGCCTCTGCTACCAGGTCGGCAACGGGAACCGGTACGTGGAAGGGCTGGAGATCTGCGAAGCCACCAACGCGCAGGACTTCCAACACGGCATCGAGATAGCCGCATTGGTGGTCCGTGAACGACTCGCAGCGCACGGGTGGGGAATCGACCGGCTCATCTGCCACGACGAAGCAACGAAACGATGGGGCGGCAGCGACCACACCGACCCGATACCCTACTTCTCCCGCTGGGGTTACAGCTGGGAGCGATTCAAACAACTAGTCAAGGAAGGAGACACGGGAGTGTCAGCACAGGACCTATACGAGACCAAGGGAAACGACGGGCGCAACCTGTTCGACGGCATCATTCAGACCCGAAACGAACTCAAGGACCGCGCCACAGACGCACTCATCCAGACCAAAGGCAACGACGGGCGTAACATCCTGGACAGCGTCATCCAAGCGCGCTACGACATCGCCGAGCTGAAGACCATGCTTACTGCCCAGAACGCAGCAATCGAAGCACTGAGCAAGGCCGTTGGAGCCAACCCCGGCGACATCGCCGCAAGCGTGGAGAAGGCCGTCAAGGCCAAGCTAGACGCCCTCGAAATCAATGTGACGGCCAAGTAGTCGATTACGTAAGTCTGACGGCCGCCGTTGCCTCTCGTAGACGGCCGTCGGGCATGGCCACGTAATGCTCCGTGGTCTCGACCGACTCATGCCCCAACAGTTCCGCGACCACGAACAGGTCGTGTGTGGCGGCGTATGCCGTGGTGGCGAACCGGTGGCGCAACGTGTGCGCGGCGTATCCGTCCGGCAGCAGATGACTGATGTGGTCCCCGATATAGGACTCTTCCACATGGCCGCCGAACCGGCCGGGAAACAGGTATCCGTTCGCGTCCATGACGATGGCGGCCAGATCGTCCGGCAACGGCACGATACGTTGTTTATCGCCTTTGCCACGCACGATAAGCGAATGGCCGGCACTGTCAGCCACGACGTCATCGCTATGGACACGGGCAATCTCTCCGCGCCGCAGCCCGCACTCGGCTCCCAGCCGGATCATGAGCTTTTCCGCTGCCGTGGCCTTCTCCATCGCCGCAGCGATGTAACGGTCCGGGCATGGTCTGGGATGCGCGTGTGGCTTCTTCACGCGTGGCACATCCAGACTCGGGTCGTCGCTTCTCCTGCAGCTTTTGTGCAGCCATCGGAAGAACGACGAAATGGTGTTCCGGTACGCCTTGCGGGTCTCCGGTTTCCATTGTTGTCGCGCAAAGACCTGCACAATCTGCTCCGTGGTCACGTCTTCGGGACCTGATGGCATGAGCAGCGCCGCGAGATGCACCATCTTGTATCGTCGGCTTTTGATTGTCTGTGCTGATAGGCCGGCCGCCCTAAGGGTGTCAGTCCACCCTTCGATGCTTTTGCGCCATGGGACCGGTGCGCTGATTTTGTTTCTCATGATCCATCATGGGCATCCTGATCTTCACGCGGCTAAACTGAGCTTGGATAAGCTCAGAAGCCCCATGGATTTGAACCTTGGACCTCTGGTGTCCCCAGAGGTCCAAGGTTCAAATCCATGCCCCGCTACCAATTGAAACCGGAAACCT